CAATGAGCAGGCTTGTAAGAATCGTCATTAGTCGCGTGAAACAGTCGTCGTTGTCGTGCCGTCGCCGGAGATTGTCTGCGATATCGCGCCAGCCGTGCGGCTAGTGGGTGTGACGGTGAGCGTATCGCCGATTTTCAGCCCGTGGATCGCATGGATTTCTCCGATCTCGTCAAGCTCTGGCGTGATCTCCGTGCGCATCGCACCTGTGAAAAGCGTGACTGCGCTTGTGGCAAATGCCACCGACTGAATTACGGCGGCTTGAAATTCGTGGATGTCTGCGGCTGCGTGGTGTGAGCCTGTAAGCTGAAGCTCGTTGTTGCTGTTAATGGATCGCACGATCCGCCCGCCGTAGGTTTCGCTCGCCGTGTGTCCTGACATCGCTTCATCCCATACCGCATCTGCGATGCCTGCGGTGGTGGCGGTGGATCGGCTGGAGATTGTCGCGTCGATGTTGGTTTTAAGAAGTGTGCCGATCGTGCTGCTTGCGGTGATAGCTGAGAGCAAATGATCCCACACGCTCGCAGGCGTGAGAGCGGCGGTGCCGGTAGTGGCATCTACGGGGACGCCGAATCCAACGCTGGCGGCAGGGGGGACGGCGCAAGTGCCGATCAATGAGCCTGAGGCGTAGCTTACTCCTGCGCGGACATCAGTGACGGCGGGCATTTGCCCTTGCGTGGCGTCAACTAATGTTTTTGCTGCCCCGGAGTCGACATAATTAAAAACAGCTTGATTCGTGCTGACCTTTTTGAGGCGGATGCCGGTTCCGCTGGTGGGCGTCATGCCATATTGGCCGTATTCCAGTTCTTGGATTTCAATAACGCCGAGGCCAGCGTTTAACGCGCCGACTGCTGCGGCTAGGCCGCTGGTGTTGCCTGGGCCGTAGGCTGTTCCTTTTGCGCGGCCTAAATTTATAGTGCCAGTAGACGCATTATTGACTCCAGAAGCAGTCGCATTAGTTCCTCCGGTGGCGATGCCGGTAATAGTGATGGTGCCGGTGGAATTATTAAGTGCGCCATTAGCAGTGGCTCCACTTCCGCCTGTGACATTTCCGGTAATAGTAATGGTAGCGGTGGAGCTATTGAGTGCGCCAACACTATTAGACCCGCTACCGCCCGCGACATTGCCAGTGATAGTCATTGTCCCCGTGGATACGTTCTGCGCACCGTACGCGCTCGAGCCAGTTCCTCCTGTTACATTGCCCGTGACAGTTATTGCTCCCGTGGATGAATTCACTGCACCTTGGGCGAAATTGGCGGCTGCGCTGCCGCCGGTCACGTTACCTGTAATGTTAATCGTGCCGGAAGCAGTATTGTTTACTGCGATGGCCCCTCCAACAGTCCCGCCCGTGCAGTTTCCCACAATAGTTCCCACCGCTGGAGATGCGGCAGTGAATTGCAAACAGTTGCGCGTGGTGGTTGTGGATTTGCTTGTGACATTCGCTGTGAGCGTGACGCCGCTCGCTAGTGTGAAAATTCCGGTGCCTGCGTTCGATATTTCATCGCAAGTCGTATTCACATCAATCGTTATCGTGTGGCCATTGCTGGCTCGGGCTTCGTCACCGACTGTCGGCACGACGCCACCTGTCCATGTGGCTCCGGCGCTGAAATTTCCTGTGGCGGCTGAGGTGATAAGTGCCATGGATTAGATCCCTTTCGCGATTAGATAGGTTTGCAGGGCAGTTTGGATGGAGGCGATGGCGGCAATCTCAGCTGGGTCGCGGACTTCGGAGAAGCGGCCGCGGAGGATGCTGCGAGCCGCCTGCGTGGCTAGCTCAGCACGGGCTGGGACGATCGTCCCAGCTTCGTCTTCGATGGCAGGGGCGATTCTGGTCGGTGTTAAGAGGAGGTTAATGCAGGCATCTGGCGTTCCGTCTCCGTTGTATCTGCCGGTAATGGCGAGGTTTAGTGAGTAACGGTCAAATGTTTTGCCGTCGATCATGAGTGGTGCGGATGCGATCATGATTTACGCGAGTAGTATTAAGGCTGATTTTTCGGTGGGGTTTGGAAATGAGAGCTCAAAAGTTCCATCAAATACAGCTCTATCTGCCCCGAAATTCAGCGTGCATAATGCCGAATTATTTTTGCTGGCATTGTAAATCATAGCTCCATGCGCTGTAAATGTAGCCCGGTCGATTCGTAGGTTGTCGAATGTGACGAACGCATTTACCCCTGCCATCCCTGAGCGAAATCCTCCCAATACGAGCCCCCCTCGAGAGTAGCCCTGGCCGATTACCTCTCCATCGGGCGTGTAGGCCGTATTTGCTGGACCGATATTTGCCCGACTAGTGTAGAGCGCGAGCTTGTAGGTATCGGTTGGCTGGTGCATCCCGATCAAAAACTGTTTTTTTGCTTCAAGAGAAATTCCTTGTGAGATCATTTGTTGTATTGAGTTTTACAGACTGCAAAACGTTGCATTGCGTCAGGATATTCTGCGTTCATCGTATCATCTGCCATGCAACGATCATAAAAGTCCTCCTGATCCTCGCCGTCGGTTGGGGTCGGCATGATGAGCTCGGTTTTCATTTCAAACCCTAGAACCCGTCCATGAACATCGCGTTTCATGTCGGCAACTGATTTGGTTTTGCGTTTTAGTTTACGCTCTCGATTGATCTGCTCAACCTTATTGGCCGCCCATGTCTGCCCGGCGTCTCCCCCCCATAGCGCCCATGCAATGCGGCCCGCGCTCGGAAATCCTTCTTCGCCTGGTTGAAAACCCTGCCCCTCTTTATCAACTTCATGCCGCGAAAAAAACGAGTGCATTCTCTTGACAGTCTCAGGCGAGAGATTCTTGCCATTGCTAATATCACGTGCGCGAGCGACTCCTACAGCAGTTCCGCCACGGTTATATTTTTCACGCCACTGCAAGCCTCTCTTCGCCTCAGTTACCATCCCTGCCGTCGGCTTGAGATCCGTGTTCTTGGCTAGTTCTGAGGATTCTGCAGGGGCGGGAATTCCCTCGGCGACAACCTCTGCCGCATTAGTGTTTTCTATTGCCGCGATAGGCGAAACCTCATCGCGCTTTGGCATTGGGATGGAATCTGAAATGTATTGAGGCGGAATATCCATCTCATCGGCTAGATCCACAATCATTGCCGTCTCCTTGGCTCGAGCGCGCAATGCCTCTTCGTAATCCTCGCCCGCGTCGCTGTAAATTTGACCGGCAGTTTTCAATCCCGCCTTCCATAGCGCGATGTCCGCATTGGCCTCGCGGCCATAGTCAATGGACACCTTCGCAGGCCAGCACCAGCGACCATCAAGAAGGAATTCAGAATCATCAATCTCTCCACGGGCGGCGGCGTCGAGGAGTACGATATTTTTGATCCGGTTCAGGAACTGCGCCTCCAATAATCCGCGCCAGCGGGCAAAAGTGCGCTCGGCCATCGCTGCCTCCATTCGAGCCATCGGCCCGCTCTTGTCGGCATCAAATGCAAATCCGTATGGCAGCCCGACAGCCATGGCAATATGCGATTGCACGAGCCTAACAAATTCACCGAACGCGCCACCTGGCCGGTCGCTTTTAAACATCTCCATTTTTTCCCCAGGAGATAGATATTGTATCGCGCCTGGGTCGACATTAGAGAGCTTCTCAGTTTGTCCGAGATCGTTGCGAGTGCTCGTGGCAAAATAATCGGATGAGTCGGCCGATCCGCTCTCCGTGGTGATGATCCCGGTTTGATAGGATGCAAATTTAATCGCCTGGACCTCAGCCTTCAACGTCTCCTGAAGGTCGCGTGCAGCATTGAGCGCGGTGGCGAATGCCGAGCGCCCCCGGTATTCGTCGAGGCGTGTGGCGTCGAATAAATGGATGAACTGATTTGCGAGGACATCAGTTGGCTCGATGTATTGATTGTTAATTGTCCTGACAAAAATTTGGTATTTTTCCGGGCGCCCATACTCATCGAGCATGATCCCGCCAATATATGTGTTTGAATCAATTAAGCGATTGTACGGCGATCCGATTCTGTCGGCCTCAACGCTCTGGAGTTTCAAGTTGTCCCCGTCACGAACGATGATGAATCCGCAATCGCCGTCACGCAAAATCGCCATGACTGCTAGCTGTAGGAGTGTTGTAAAATCGTGGCGGCGCAAAAAATCGCATTCCCGACACCACTTGGCCCAATAACGCTCCACCTGCTCGTCAAGATCTTTGTTGCCTGTTCTCGCCTGATAGGTAAGCCGGCCAGCCACGTAAGTGGCAAATTTAAGGAGGAGAGATCGGACCGGCGGAAAATTATCGGCGAGATCCCTAGCGGCACGGATGAGTTTGTAGCGTTCCGCTGTTCCTGCGGTATCCTCGGCGCCGGCAATGTTCCTGCTGATGCCGCGTTTGGTTGAGTCGAGCGCTGAATCAAATCTGCCGAAATTGCGCAGTCGTTCCTGCGAAATCATGCGTGACATTGCCGCCTTAGGCGATACAACTGCGAGGGCTCTGGTGATGAAATCTTGCTTCATGGTCTCTGCGTCGAAAAAGCTACTTGAGTTCTCTTTACTCTATTGCCCTGCGCGTTGTCAATAGCAGCTTGCAATTCCTTGACAGTCTGCGCCACTTCGCTGAGATTAGCGCGAGTAAAACTGCGCCCAGCGATTGAATATGATGATCCTGCAACCGCAATCGCCTCCATGCAGGCAATGTATTTTGCCTGTAAACTCTGCAATGTAGCGATCGGCAGGCCGAAGAATGTTTTAGATAGCGCCATCAATAGGCGGGGGCTGTCAAAGTTTTGATTGAATGAATTTCCCGCGCGATATCTCTCCGCGCCGGAGATCCATCTCGCGCCAAGCCTCGGCCGGCATTGATACTGATTTCGTGATAACAACTCGCCCCTTGGCGTTTTTGCCTCTCGCTCCTCTGGGGCGGCCCGCTCCTTTGCGCGGACCGCCGTGGGTTGGCTCAGTCATTTAGCTGCCTCCTCGATAGCGAAGCCGCGTCCGAGCTCGGAGATGAGGCTCTGAGCCTCGGCGCGGGTGTAGGTTGTGGCCTGCGCGGGGTCGTCAGTCCCGTGAATATCGGCGGAGCCATCGCGCCCCCAGTTGATTCGGGTGATGTAGTCGCCGCGATGCTCGTTTAGGATGATGTATTGCAGGGGGAATTGCGCGTCAGCGGCACAAACGGCGTGGGCGTAACTCGCAGGCATTTTAGAGCGGCACCCCATCGCCAACTCGAAAACCAACTCGGTGTCGGCGTGCGAATCGTCTGGAGTAGCGCACTGGGTGTCGGCGTAGCGGCATGGCAACCTCATTGAGTCGGAGATTATTTCCATGCGTTTTTTGACGACTGCAATTTGCGCGTCGCTGCTGGTTCCGTAACTGTCGTCATTTGTGCTGATGATAATATATTTCATATTTTTTTAGTGGTGGCGGCGCGTACTCATGATCAATTTAATTCCTCAACGCAAACTAACTCGGGCGTTCCTGTGCTGTCGCTATTGAACCCTCTTTGAGTCGCTGTTTTTAATAGGATGTCTGCTGAGCAGTAGCCTGCGACCACTGTGGCGCTCTCAATGTTTTCCACCCACTCTTTTTTTGGTAAAAACCCCATCATCGTGCGCTTTAGGTATAGGCCGTTTTTGCGAACCGCAAATTTGCTGCCGCGTAAAACTGGACGGGATTCCCCGGTGAGCAGTGTAGCATTGATCGGGGTGTTTTCGGTGAGTTCCATATTTGTGTTTGATTTTTCGTTTTTTGGTTTGGTTGGTCAAGGCTGGCGCGGGGATCGAACCCGCGCCGGGTGGGGTTAGGCGGCACGGAAGATTGGGGCCATGGAGTAATTGCCGGGCTTTACATATTCGCAATCGCCATCGTTTTTGACTTTTACGCGCTTTTCATTTCCCTGAAAGCGGATGGTGGCAAAGGAACCTTTGCGGT